ATGACCATGATTGTAGATCAACTGGAACCCTTCAAGTTGCAGTGCCTCGTCCTTCATTGCCATGCCGAGCATAGCAAACACAGAGCCTTCGCTCCAATCGGTACTACTATCCCAATCGTTCTTCATACTTACTCCTCTCGAGAATTTCTAGTGAGAATTTCAAACTCAACAATCTGTGCTTCGTAATGTTGTATCTGCCTCCTAGCGAAGTCTTGCTCCTTCACTAATTTAGCCAAGTCATCGGCCATCTCCTCCTTCATTTCTTTAAACAACTTCACCGCCTCCCTTTCTCTGATAGAACGTCCGACAATGTTGTCTGCGATAAGTTCTGGGATTGACTGCCAATCGCACTCCATGTATTCACTCCAGCCGTATCGCCAATCCTCGTGTTCAAGGAAGGAAACGCTCACCTCTTTGTTTATCTTTTCGAGAATCTCCGCCTGTGTTAATTCGTAAGATCTTTTGTATCCGTCTACATCTGTTTCTATTACAGTATACTTTCGTTCACTCACTTTTCCTCCCATGGTTTCCTCTCTAGTAGATCCTCAGTAATGCTCTTCGCTAGTTCCTCTGTCTTCTCTACCCACTTCAGTTGTGCCCCGATGAACTCAGCCACATTCACTGTGACTGCATTGCCCATCATGCGATAGCGTGGGCCATCCGCCATCTCATTTCCAGTGTCTGTCCATCGTGTCCAGTCATCCGGAAATCCTTGTAACCTCTCGCATTCTCGAGGCGTTAATCTCCGTGGTGCATCACTTGAGATATAGAATCCAGGTTCTGCTCCTTGTCCCCCAGGTCTTGACGTTCCAGCACCACTGGAGTTCAGAGTCGGTGCTACCTGCTGATGTGTAGCCACTGCGTGTGGACCTCGCCCAATCAGAGTTGGCGTAGTCTCGGACTCCTCGATACCAGGATCTCTATCAAAGTCAAAGCCACTATTGAATGAACTCCGATCCAGGACAACAGGCTTCTGATTCCCAGGTTGGAAAGCAATGTAGTTCTGTTGCTTTGACCCAGGCTGTGCGGGCAATGCTCCAGCAAGTTGCCCATCACCATTCATGTACCTTACCTCATCTCTGGTGTTCTGCTGGAAGATACGTGGCACGACTAGATCGGTAGACTCATTGTGCCTAGCTCGTAGAGGGCTACTGGCCTTCATCTCATCTTCGATCTTGTACTTGGCATAGCCAGTGCATCTAGCCACGACCAGGTCCGTATCACCTTGCTTTTGTTGACTCGCCCTCAATGGTGCGGCTAAGTCGTCTTTTTTGTACGATGAGAAGCCTTCTCCTCTGTACAGCGTTCTGCCACTCTCCTCATCACTACATCCAGCATCTCTGGGAGAGCCTTGCCCCTCTTCTCTGCTCTGCGCAGGATGCCACGGCAGGCTTTCGGACTCAAGTAATACTTGGGATTGACATCCGTCTCCAAGATATCCGACAATGAAGACTCTACGCCTACGTTGGGGGACTCCGAAATGTTGAGAGTCAAGTATTCTGTATTGCCACTGGTAGCCCAGTTCTTCCAACCCCCTGACGAGAACTTCCATGTCCCGTCCTTTGTTGGAGGAGAATAGACCAGGGACATTTTCGACCAGACAGTACTTGGGACGGCACTCTTCAAGAATGCGATGAAACTCGTACCAAAGCCCCGATTTTGAGCCGTCCAATCCTCTACGGTGTCCCGCAACTGATAGATCTTGACACGGGAACCCACCACAGATGAGATCGACTTCTTCGAGAACATCTCTTCCTGCTTCTCCATCTTTACCTCCTACTTGTTGAACATCATTATAAATTTTGACATCAGGCCAGTGCTTCCTAAGAATACTCCTGGCCTGTTTGTCCCATTCGACCTGCCATACGATCTCATGTCCAGATCGCTCGAGGCCCAGGTCAAAGCCTCCAACTCCACTAAACAAGCTTCCGACTTTCATAACACATCTCCTTTAGCTAAATACTGGAATAGTTGGAAGGTCTTCATAGGTAGTGCTCAATGCACCAGGCCCATTACCTTCATCGTCTTGCATGGGGAATACCCATTCTCCATCTGAGAGTTGTATGGCAACAGACCTTGCATGCCAGCCCATGTCTCTCGCCTCTTTATCAGAGATGTATCTCACCTCTTTGATCGTCTTACCAACCAGCTTATCACTGATCGTATTCACCCACTCTTGTTCAAGATTTGTCTTGCTCATTTTGTTCCTCCATCTCCTGAGATAGTTTTCTTGATCGGTGCATCCACGGTTCAGGAGTTATAAGCCGTAGATAATCCGTTGCGGATGGTATCCGCCCCAGGTCTTCCTGGACGTGCTGCTCTCCCACCCATCTAACCGGAATGATACGTCCAGATGAGAGAGTTATAGTCTTCCCGAATATTGATTCACACAGGAAGATTCCTTCTGCATGGTGGCGTAATGCTCTGTGCCTGAAGTCTGCATGAGACCTCTTGCTGTCATCGAACCACTCATGTATGCCCATGTAGTTCTCTGTTTCGCCACCCCACTTCTTCACACTGCTTAGTGCATGATGGTATGGATGTGCCATGATTCCCCCCTATTTTGAAAGTATAAATTCTTGCCATGGAACCCGGAATCCACTAGGCAACTGAACCTGAATGTCTATCCCTATCTTACTGATAGTGGTCAGGGTAGCGTTGTCGAAATTCTTTAAGCCAGTCAACTTGAGAAACAGACTTGCTAGGTCATCGCCTGGATCAGATTTGTTAAAGTCCTTGGGCTTGACCCATGCTGGACTGTAGAGTTGCCGACCATAAGAATTGTGTGGCATATTTACGATGAGTGATTTCATTATTCATCCCCCCATTCTTCTTCGTTGTACTGGTAGGATGAGATATGTTGTTGGAACCCTGTGTGTCCAGTCTCCACATTCCAGACGAAGTCACCATGCACAGAGTACTCTCCTGCGAAAGATCCGTAGGCTGCATTAATCGGATAGCTGAGAAGTTCTGCCAACCTGCTCTCTCTTTGTACCAACTCACTTGGCTCCTCTCCATTTGGCCACTCAGAGCGTCTTAGCTGAAAGTTCCAAGGCTTGTACGCCTCCTTGACCTCTCTCTTATCGCCTGACTCCATTTCCAATTGGGATGCCTCAATAAACCCTTCATCATTGCCACCCTCGAATGGGACAGTAGCCATACGGACTGAGAGAGATTTCAAGATCTCCAGTATTGCTTTCTTCTTCTCGTCGGCTGAACCCAGTGCTTTGAACGCATACTTCTCGTCCTCAGTTAGGTACTTAGCCTGACCAAGAAGGTCCGACCATTGTTGGTCTTCCATTGTATTCTCCTGTCTTATCCTACGTTATTAGGGGTAGCTGAATGCTCCCCATGGTGTACGAAGCTTTGCTCGATAGCTTCTGTGATTTTAGATAGATGCATCAGTGCATCTACTGTGTGTTGCCGATCTATGATGTCGGCTATGTCAAGAATCCAACCAGGTGTATCTGGCTGGTTCTCTAGATTGGTACGCCAGTGCAGGTTTGGGTTAGACATTGGCGGACCCTTCGTCTAGGGCAGCGAATGCAAGATTAGCCGTATGCGTTGGTATTACATACTCCTTACCAGTCTCAAGCATCTTGATAACGAATGGACGCTTGGTGGCCCGAGGCTTGTACCCAACCAGGATACATTCTTGTCCGTCTATCGTTGCTCCTGGCCTCTGTGGATCGAGCTCATGCTTACCCCCTTCTCTTCGCTCAAGCTCATCCTTCAAGGCTTGTTGCTTGGCGGTAAGAGGTCTCTCTCCATCTAGGGACACTGCTAAACGAATCTTACTGAACCTTACCCATCCTTCGTCTGAATCGTAGGTGACACTACCCATCTCCATACTAAGGCCATAAGGTTCCAGGGCCGAAGACAATTCTTTCTTCACGACCCCGATTATATCTCGTGCTACGTTTCGGTCTACATAGGTGAACGGTGTTACTTCTGACATACTCCCCCCTCTCTAAAAGAAAAAATTGTGCAACTTTGATGAAAGTTACACTTGGTCTATGGTCAGGATTACTACTGATGGGGGCGCCCCTCCAGCGATGAGGCCGTAGGTCTGACCATGGTCATTTAAGCCAGGTTACACAATAAAGGATGCGACCTTGGCCCCCCAATTACTACAGTCTATACAAGCTATATACAACCTATATATTAATCAATATGTCAAGCTAATATACTAATGGTATCAGCCATTTCCGGTCTCCCACGTTGTCGGCTGATGCTGGCTCTCCTGTACCCCAGGTGTTGGGCTGTCCATTTTCATCAACATGGACAACAACGCCCAGATCTCTGAAAGTCTTAGGCAGGAAGTCTCGATCAAATATGCCTGAGAACAGTTCGTGGATCACATCGGCATCGATGAGTTGTCCCCACTTTTCCTGTAGCTCTTCATCGCAAGCTGGCTCTGCCCTGTATGGCCCTTGGCTCTTGACGCACTGGTATGCAGTCAGCACTTCCTCATACGAATGATACTTCAGGTTCTGAAAATTATTATCACGCAAACTCATGTTACTCCTCCTCGTTGAAGTCAACCTCAACATACGGAGAGCCGTATGTTTCAATCTGGACTCTTGTGTTGGGATACCTGTTCTCAAGGCTTGGCCCCCACTGACTGAGCTCAAGACTTTCGTCTAGCTCATTGCGTAACTTTTTCGCAATCTCCTCTGCCTCCATGGGGCTGTCAGCATAGACAGTTTGGGTTATGCGATACGCTCTGAGAATCTCTATATTGAATCGATCTTTCTCACTCATACTTCCTCCTTTGATGTTAAGGTTGCGAAGGTATTACAAAAATGTCATCGTAATCTTCTTGCTGGTATTTTTCAATTACAAAATCCCAAGCCTCTAAAAAGCTGTCAAAATATTTATCTGGCCAAAGTTTGTTGTAAGCCCAGTCCACTACTTGGTACTTCATACTCCCTCCTAATTAAAGTCTATTCGTAACTGCATGACACGCCCATCTTTAACATTGGCGTACACAGGGTAGCATCCATCCCCCCACCCAGTCTCAGTCGCAACAGCCAGGTCAGTCACCTGGCCAGCACCATTTCGTATGGTTCTACGACAGGCTGAATCATAAGAGAATGAACGAATGGGTCTCGTGTCTTCCCTTAATACAAAGGTTCCTTCTGCTATAAGGTTGTTCATAGTCTTGTCATAAGGCTTGATAACCTGATCGTATCCAATGAAGTCCACAGTCCATTGCAGAGTGACACTAGGATCATCAGACTTTTCATAAATCCTTATGCTTACAAAATCATTATCTTCCCAGTCTCTCAGGTAACATGGATCGGTGATCATCAGTTGTCCTGTGTCTACTGGAACATGACCCACCACCTTCCATCCACTCCAGTCTAGCTTACTCATACTCCCTCCTTGTTTAAGCGAATGTTAGAGGCCGTCTCTTACTCTCTTGGGCGTGGCCTCCACCAATACCATGTGCCCCAATCACAATGTTGTTACCACTCTTGCCATCACACATCAGACATTCGTGGCACTGCACAGTCTTACCAGCTTCCTCACTGGCTGGGCATAGAGTCTCCCAGTCTTGTTGCTTTGGTGAGTTACTGCCTAGCACTCTGAATGAACCCAGTCCGGCCTTAGATGAGGCCTGGGCATCCCCGAGACTATCGGCTGACACCTGGCAGTATCTGAGTACCTCACGCAACCTGGGATTGGCTGACTGATGGGTGTACCCAGTCCAACCTGACAGGGGTTTCACAAAGTTATCCCACACCCATATCGGTACACAGGCAGGATCACCCCACGTACCCATCCTACCGAACATTCCATTAGCTATCGCATTGTAAACGTCCCAGTCTATGTCGGGATACGAGCCATTCTGAAAGGCTGTCCAGACAGCATTCTGAGCCTTGCCTATATTCACATAGCAAGTTCGTACCCAACGCTGCAACTCTGCATCCCATCGCCTTCGGTGTGTACATCCACCACACACTGCACTGTCTAACCCACTGACAATAGCCTGTGTCGGTATCTCTTCTACAGGCAGGATGTGAGTCTGTAGGAGTGGCCCAGTCTTAGTGTTGGAACTCGCATTTCGTAAGCCTGTCACAATCACTACAATTTCAACGCCAGGCTGTATCATACTTGGACCCTGGTAAAGCACTGCACCATTGTGTGAGGCGTTACCATATCGGGTCACTCCCAGGTTCGGTATAATCTTTGGGCCATTAAGCGTCCATCTTAGATTCGTTAAGCTACTCATCCTGATCTTCCTCTTGTTGTTCACCTGCTTTTTCTATCTGTCTGATCCAGTTCTGCCTACGTTGCATACCTGTCGGGTTAGAGATTTCGGATTGATATTCATCCAGTGCCTCTTCGATGTCATCTCCATCCATTAGTATCCAACTGAAATCATCTTTCATTACTGTACCCTCCCCTGTGTCACATCGCTGATGCGATGCTCGTTAATAGGAAAATGTATATCTCTCTCGATACCTAGCCCCATCCTTCCTCTGGCCTTTGCTATGTCTTCCCACTCAGCCAAACTGACTGACCCGTATTCATCGAAATGAAACCCAGTGACATAGCCGAATGCGATACGCTCCTCTGGATCATACTCTAGCATATAGAATGTGTATGAACTTTTTGGGTCAAAATACTTGGCTACAATCAGTGGATCGCTTCCACCTTTGTCAGCATACAGTGGATGAACTTTGGATAAGATCTCTTTCGTTAACAACTTCATACTCCCTCCTAAGTTTGATCAAACTTCTTGAGTACAATGGTACTCCCTACAAAAATATGGTACGTTAAACCAGACAACTTTCACGAAAGTTACTTACACAAGGGACACTTAATTGCCTGACTCACCTGCTAAAATGGATAAGGGTAGAACCCTTACGCCCAAACAATCTGTATTTGTTGAGCTAGTCAGTGAGGGTAAGAGCCTGACTGAGAGCTATCGAACTGCATATAATTCTAAGAATATGTCTGACCAGTCGATTAGAATTGAAGGATCTAAACTAGCCAAGTTACCTCACGTTGCATCAGAGATTAACCGACTGACTGACGGCCGGAAAACCAGTAAGAAAGTACAGACAAAAATCCATAAGAGTTGGATCACTGAACGATTGAAAGCTGAGGCACTGTCTGATGAAAATCCTGCCAGCACTAGAGTACGTGCATTAGAATTACTGGGTAAATCAGCAGGCCTATTCGATGAATCGACTACACTGATTGTTGAGAACCGAACACCTCAAGACATTGAAGCTGAGTTACGTGACAAACTGGGTGCTATCTTTGGGTACGAAGCCTAGTGGACTGACTTACTCAACTAATGCAGTCAGTAGATTCTCGATATAGGCACAGTGGTGACAGAGTTCTGAATGGAGTCCTTTCTCTTTTCGTTCATCTATCATCTGTATCTGAAACCCCCTAGCTTTTATCCAGTCTCGTAGATTATCGATCCTACAATCCTCATGTGGCTCTTCAAAAGCTTTTCTTATTACCTGTACTGTGGCTACAGTCATCGCATTATCGTACTCTGGTTTTGTATAGCCAACTGTCCGACTATCTCTATCGGTCATCCTAACATACCTCCAAAGTAAAGACATAGGATCATTACATACACTAAGGTCACTAAGGTTACTGCCTCCAAATTTGTTATTCCTCTACGCATGACATACCTCCAGGTTGTGAGAGACTGACTAACTAACTGAACTATCAGGAGTCAGGCTTCTAGCTCTGAGTAAAAAAGCTAAAGGCCTGACCCCGACTGTGCTTTTAACAGTCCCTATGACGTTGATATCCTCCTATTGAAATCCATGAATAGCGCTCTGGATACTCCACACTGTAGAATTCTTACGTGGATTGTCGCTGTATATGATAAGATCTATACCATAGGCTTGCCTCCTAAGTTTGATCAAACTTCTCTTAAAATTTTCCAGTATATCCGTATCTATGGGCTGACTCAAGGCTATCGGTGATAGCCATCACCTGTCCTTCCCCATTTATGACAGTAAATCTAGGCATAACAAAACGTGGTAGTGACCAACCTTTCTCAACAGATTTCCTATGGCTTGATTCAGAAAAACTTGATACTGGATAATAGACTATCCAAAAATTTGCTTCTCTATCCTCAAAAACTTCCTGCTGTCTGACTTGATGATCTATTGATGAAGACCACATAACTACCTCCGGATTTTGAGGGGCAGCCCGAGTGAGGGACTGACTGACTGACTGACTAAGTTTGATCAAACTTATGCCAGGAAAAAAAATAAAAAATATAAAAAATATAAAAACGCCTACCAAGTTTTGACACTTGATAGGCGTATATTCGTTTTTTCCTTTCCATATTCTTAACCTACTTTGACCTCTTCAAGTAATGCCCGATTAGCATTAATCGAATCTGTCATTTGAGCTGGTGTCATATCATTTTTAATTTCCTGAGTTTTTCCA